AATCAATCCTTGCATCTTTTTCTTGCGGATTAATTTTGCGCCTGCGTTTATACATTATAAGAAAAGCGGGTTCAATCCCTGAAGTTGTTTGCGTCATTATGCTAGAAGTTCCTGTAGGAGCAATCGTAAGTAAAGATATGTTTCTACGACCATGCTTAATCATTTCGCCATATAAAAAGGGATCTTCACATTTAATACGGAGAATAAATGGATTATTCTCCTCACGTTTTGCATCGAATATTGGAAATGGCCCTCGTTCTATTGCCAATTTAACTGATGAAGTATACGCTCCTAATTTAAGCGCGCGATGAATCTCTACACTAAAATCAGTTGCCTCGTCTGTACCATATCTTAATCCAAGCGCCGCTAACATATCGCCTTCACCTGTTACCCCAAGGCCAGTTCTACGACCTCTAAATGTCTTATCTTTAATTCTTTCCCAAAGTTTTATTTCATATAATTTCAAGAATTCATCTTCGGGATCTGAATATATTTTAGCTAGAATTGCATCAATTTTTTCAAGTTCTAAATCAATGATATCGTCCATATATCTCTGCGCAATAACAATATCATTCTTAAATAATTCCCAATCAAATTTTGATTCTCTAGTAAATGGATTGATAACATAACCAAAAAGATTTATAGCTAATAACCGACAACTATCATCTTGACACAGAGGAATTTCGCCGCAGGGGTTAGTTGAAATTGTAGTAAATCCTAAATCCGCATAACAATCAGGAATGCTTTCACAAATAATTTGATCCCAGAAAAGGATTCCTGGCTCAGCAGATTTCCATGCATTATAAATAATTTTTTTCCATAGTTTTTGAGCATCAATTTCTCTAGCGTATTTTGCTTTACCTGTTACTGGATATTGTTGAGTATATGTTATATTGTTCATTGCTGCTTCCATAAAATCATTATGTAATTTGACAGATATGTTAGCACCAGTAACCTTACCCTGTGTTAATTTAGCATCAATAAATTTTTCAGCATCTGGGTGTCTTATTGATATGCTCTCCATTAGAGCGCCCCTGCGGCCATCTTGGGCAACTTCATTTGTACTACGCGAATATCTTTCCATAAATGGAACAACGCCTGTTGAAGTAATCGCGCTATTCTTTACTGGACTACCAAATGGGCGAACAAATGATAAATCCATTCCCACTCCTCCGCGTCTTTTTTCTAACTGTACTAGTTCTTGATCGAGTTTCATTATTCCGCCATAACTATCGCTTTCGCCATCATTACCGATAACAAAACAATTCGAAAGACTAACTACTTGAAAATCATTACCAATTCCTGACATTGGCGATCCGCTCGGAACTATTCTTTGAAAATTTTTAAGAGTTTGATAAATTTCTTCTTCAGAAATGGGGTTTTTATATTTTTTTTCGATTCTTACTAATTCTTTAGCTATTCTCCGATGCATATCATCGGGTGTAAGTTCATAATAATTTTTATCGTCTTTTAGACAGTATTTTCTTATCCATACATCTGTTGCTAATTCATCTCCTTTAAAATATTCTAGTGTTGCTTTTTCTACTTCTTGTTTTGTATATATTTCATAGTTGTTTTCTGTCATAGGATTAAGATTTTTACTTCAATTTAATTTTTCTGCCGAATATATTTCCTATGCCTTTATCCAGTATCGATTACCATTTCTCCGATTTTCTGTTTCTTTTGCCTAGCAAGTTCTCTTAATCTTTGACGAGCTTTTTCCTCTTGGGATATCTCTAATATACTTTGAGATCCTGTATCATCTTGTACGGTATCTTGTACGGTATCTTGTACGGTATCTTGTACGGTATCTTGTACGGTATCTTGTACAATAACATCTCCTATTATATCATCATCTTTGATCTCAATTGCTCCAAATTCATCGATTACTTCTTGAGTTTCCTGTACTTCGTGGCTCTTATTAATCGTAGAAATTCTTGATTCTAAGATTTTGTCAACCTCGGCCTCAATTGTTTTTTTATCTTTGTCCCTGCCAGCTCTATAAACTTCAGATGCCCTTTCTCTTTTTCTTTCAGCTTTTTCTTCCTCATGACCAAGAAGAGTAATCTGTGTTTCGGTATCTATTTCAAGGTATTCATTGTTAAATTTACAATTTGTAAAAACAACTCCGTCTCTACCGATACGACTTTTAAGTAACGTAACTGTTGCTAGGTTATGTTCTTTTTGTTCGAGAGTCTTACCTGCCGATATTACAATATGCCCAATTTGGGCTTTTTTGATTGATCCAGCCATTTGATCTGTTGTAACAACTTCAGACGATAAACTATCACGATTACCCTGCGTCGCTGTCCATATAGCGATATTGAACTCATCTTTCATTCCTTCCAAACTTCTCATAATTGTTCCTTCGCCTTTCCATTCTTCGCCTTCTATACTCCTTTCGGTAGAAATGCAATCAACATAATCAACAACCAACATATCAATATGTTTTCCTTGAGATTGTAATTTTCGAACTATTGATTTAATATCGCCAACTGAAACTCCCCAAGATGGTAACTTTACGAGATTGAGGAAATTTATGGTTGTTTTTTTCTCTTCTACAATTTTTACGACTTCATCCAAATGGTCTTTTTGATCAGTATCAGAATATTTTGTCCAACATGTGTAGTGCTTTCTTCGAATATCTCTCTCATTATCTTCAAAAAATATATGTAGAACATTCGCTCCGACATTATATGCTGTATTCGCAACTTTAGTCAGAAAAGTTGTTTTACCAACCCCTAGTGGGGCAAGAAATATGCCTAATTCACTTTTTGCCAACCCGCCTTTGAGAAGGGAATCTAATCCCGTAATTCCTGTTGGATACGGAACCCTATTGTCATCTAGCAATGACTCTCGAACATTTTCGAAAATATCTATTACTGAATCATCTGATGCTCCAATTTGAAGAGCATCTGTTATAATACCCTCAATTCTGTAATATTCTTCAAATTCTCCATTGGCATTAATATCGTCAACCTCTTTAATGGCTTTTCTTAATACTTGCTGTCTGCAGAAATTTTTAGATGTTTTTTTAACGAATTTAACGCTCACATCATCCATCTCCAGTTCCTGAATAGCATGAAGCGTATCAATATGCACTTTACTTGACACATCCTTATTTTCAAGCATAATTTTCTGCTCGAGAGTGATATATGTGGGAATTGCTCCATATAATTTATACAATTCTTTAATATTCTCCATAAGATATTTAAAGTATGGCCCATCAAAATATTTACTATCAATAGTTTCAATGACTGTGATTGAAAACTTCTTATCCTCAATTAATATTTTAAGTAGTTGCTGTTGAAATGTCGTTCCTAAATAACCAAAATTTTTGTCACTCATTTTTTATCTCCTATTTTACTTTTAGCTCATATTGTAGGTACTTCGTAGTCAGTACTTCAGATGACAATATATTTGTTAAATTTAACAATATCTGTCTGACTTTCGGCCTAATATCCACCGCGTATCTTGCTTTTGGATGATAAATATGAGCGGGAAAGATCCTAGAAATAAATACATCTTCGCCCATCTTTATTCTAAGTAAAAAATACTCTTCTTTATTATCAGTTGAATCTTCTAAATTCTTAATATCGGTAAAAAAATTTGTATTTTCATTCATAAAATCCAATGTTTTTATTTTCAAATCTTGCGAAATTTCTTCACAAATTTCTTTTACGCATTCATATAATTCTACCGAAAATTTTGCATCTGGATTATAATGTGGAACATTAAAATATCTCTGAATAACTATGTTTTTTTCCAGCGTTAAGAGAAACTCAAATTTAGTAATATCTTGGCTCTGCATACTTTTATCTTTTAAAATTTAATCGTTTATTTTTTTCTTTTCTGGTTAATCTGAGGAATGGATTCAAAAATTTAAGCCACGCGTCATCTGATTTTGGAAGAACATTAAATAATCCATCTTCCATCATCATTTTCATTGTATTTTTATATGACCTTCCTTCAGGATCAAGATTTTCGTTTATTAATGCATTTATACCTTCCTTTGCTTCATCGGTTAAAATTGGGTTTTCTAAACTTACAATACTACTATTAATCTGGTAAAATTCTTCACCGAATACACCATATTTAGTAACCCCCGTCAATAAATTCTGTACAATTTTATCCTCTTTATCTTGTTCGAAAAGGAAATTGGCTTTATGTTTTACATAATCCAATGTAAGGGGTTGAGTTACGATCTCAGGAAAAAGCACTAAAAGCCTTTTAATTCCAAGGCTCTTGATTCCTGCGATATCGTCTGAATAATCACCGCATAACATTTTTACTAATTTAATGTTCTCGATTAAAATCTCTTCGTGGTCATAAACAAAACTATCTTTTGGCTTATAAAGTTTTCTGTGAGATGGATTATATAGTTGTGTATCTTTTGAAACGAGCTGGGTTAAATCGCCATCTGAAGAAAAAACTATTTTTTTCTCAGATGAAGAATTTTGAACATAATATGCAATACAATCATCCGATTCGCAATATGCATATTCTCCCTGCCTCACATAAACTTCTTCAAGATATTGCTTTACCCTGTTTCTTTGATAATTATAGGAGTTTTCTTCTTCTTCAGATTTAATCCTGGATTTTCTATTTTCTTTATAATGATGATATATTTTTTTTCTTGATAAAGATCCTTCCTCTCCATCCCAAAAAACTACGATCTTATCCAAATGATAATTCTCAAATGATATTCTAAGGATATTTAAGAAATGAAATATTCCTCCAATATGATTTCCTTTATAGAAAAAATTTTTTGCTCCATAAAAGCCGATGGTTAATAAATTATCGCCATCAACAACTAAAGTGGTCATTCATTTTTATTATT